TATCAAGAACAACTAAAACAATAAGTACAGATTAATTATGACAACATACAAAGAAATACGAGGATCACAAATTGAAGTAGTAGCAACAGATCCATCAAATCCTGTTGAAGGACAAGTTTGGTATAATACAACTTCTAATGATTTAAAAGGATTTAAAGTACTTGCTACTGGATCATGGGCTACAACAAATAGTATAAACACAGCTAGAAACGGAGCTGGAGGAGCAGGTGTAACTTCTGCTGCAGCTTTATTATTTGGTGGATATGATGGAACTAGTCCTGGCCTATCTACTGATACAGAATCTTATAATGGAACTAACTGGACTGAAGTAAATAATTTAAACACTGGTAGAGATGCTGGTTGTCAAATGGGAGCAGGGACTGCAACATCGGCACTATATGTTGGAATGGCTCCTCCAAGTAGTCCTGGTTACACAGAATCTTGGAATGGAACAAACTGGACGGAAGTTAATGATTTAAATTCTGCAAGACGAATTGGAGCAGCTACTGGAGTTGATAATACATCAGCAATAGTATTTGGTGGAAACGGAACATCGGCTAATGCTGAGGTTTGGAATGGAACTAACTGGACAGAAACAGGAGATTTAAACACATCAAGACAACAGTTAGGAGGCAGTGGAACAGCCACGTCTGCTATAGGTGTTTCTGGAAATTCACCAGGCGGTATTACACCAAATGTAGAAACTTTTAATGGTAGTAATTGGACTGAAGTTAATAATGTAAATACACAAAGATATATATTAGCGGCAAACGGATATAACGCATCAGGAAATACTGCTTCATTAGCTTTTGGTGGAGACACACCACCTTCGACAGGGAAAACAGAAGAATGGAATGGAACAAGTTGGGCAGAAGTTGCAGATTTAAACGTAGCCAGAAAATCAATATCAGGAGCTGGAGGTACGGTTTCAGGAATGGCTTTTGCAGGTGGTGCAGCTAGTTTATCAACTTCATCAGAAGAATGGGCTAGCACCACACCATCAACAGTGACATTTACTGATTCATAAGACTTGTAATATATTTTAGTTAGTATATATAAGAAGAAACTATAAAGGATAAAGATATGAAAAAAGACGTTAAAGAAGTTATACAAGGTGAAGAACCACATTTAAATAATCTATTAACACAAGAAGATCTATCATCGTTTAAAGGTATGGTAGACGAGCTTCGTGACACATGGACCAAGAAACAAATGTTTCGAACAGAAACAGAGGCAAGATTTTCTGTGCTACAAGATAATAGATATCCAACTAAAGCATCAAAGTATTGGCAGTGTGTTAGAGAACAATCTAGTTATTTAGATAATCTTATGGCTTTGTCATTTGACTATAGAAGAAATGAAGCAAAAATTACTTGGTTAGAAAAAAAAATAGATAAAGAAGAAGATGAATATAAAAAAACTAAATATCAAATAGATTTAGACGAATGTAGATTTGGTAAAGCTTCTATGGAGAAAGTTGCAAAACATAGAATGAGAGAAATTAAGATGTGGTCTAAGTTAAAAAAAGAATTTAACGATGGATCATTTAATGACAAAGATGTTAATGTTCACCAGTTAGA